CTGAACAGACCCAGAGACCTAGCCATTGTGAAGGTGATGGACAAGAACTTCCCCACTCTGACCAATATCGAGAGTATGTTGCCCAGTATTAGTGAACATATCACTACTACCTCAGCAACCTTCGTTCGCCCATTGGCCAACGAGCTCTCCTACCACACTGACACAGTGAGGTACATCCCCAAGAGCATCATCACCCGGACCTCTTCGGACAGGTTCTCCTTGAACGAGAACTTCTACATCATGGACATTACCACCATGTGCGCATCCCAGCAAGTCTACCAGAGGGGAGATTGCGGTTTCCCGATCGTTGTCTACAGGGACAACCAGTGGCTGATTATGGGTATCCATAACTCATACCACCAGGCCGATGGTACAATGTACTTCAGTGCCCTCCATAAGGAGGATCTGGCTTACATCCGTACGGACGTCACTCCCAATTCGGACATGTCAATCGGCCACCCTCTGGATCCCGAGACCGCTTACACAACCACCCCTTTCATGCGGTCCAGGCTGGATGTCTCTGTGAAGTCATCCGTGTTCCAGAACGTGAGTGAGCTACCCTTCTTCGGTTTTAACCCGAACTTTGCTCCCACCTCAAGACCTGCCCACAAGAAAAAGTACCTTGCCCTATGTGAGGAGATCACGGACTGCCCAGTTCTCCCCAGCGCTCTGGACTTGACACATGTTGAGGACACTTCCGCTCTGGTGAAGAACATTCACGGAACTCCACACCCCCTTCTCACTCAGGCTGTTAAGTACTCCAAGAAAACACCCGAGTACGGTCAGGGCCTGGACCCGCAGATTGCTGAGATGACCTTAGATCATATCAGCACATACTACCGAATCTATTACGATGTGGAGCCTGTGCCTCTTAAGCACGGGGCTATCATCAATGGCTACGGTTCTCTGCAAGGGTTCGACATGACCACCTCTGTGGGCATGAACATCAAAATGCAGCACAAGATCCAGATCAAACGTCCCGAGGGCAACCCCGATGTTCTCTTCATCAATAAGAACAAAGACGGGGAGAAGCCTTACTACGCCATCAACATCGCCACTCCTGCTGGAAAGCAGCTCAACACGGACTTCGACCTGTACGACAGGTCCATCCAAAGTGGAATCCCGATCTGTATGATCATCAAGGATAACGCTAAGGTGGAGCTTCTCCCCAAGGAGAAGGTCAAGAAGGGAAAGGTCCGCTTGTTCAACGAGATTGACCTGGCCATCAACATGGTCCTGAAGAAATACTTCGGGCGCTTTGTTGAGAAGGTCATTGCCAATCACTCCCAGACCATGTATGCGATAGGTTACAATCCTTACCTGGATGCTAACTATTACTACAAGGCCCTGGCCAAGCAGGACTCTACCTTCATCAGCACTGATTACGGTGCCCTAGACAAAACAATCCCCAAAGAACTCATCAAGTTCTTTACTTACACCGTTTTGCACGGGTACCCTGATCAAGTCAAGGAGGCTCTCTACAAGACCCTGGCGAACACGTACCACTTCATTGAAGGGTCCATGTATTACGTGGACTGTGGCAACGAATCAGGTTCATACGTTACAACCCTTATGAACTGCTTCGTGGTCCACTTTAACACGTGGTACACGGTTTGCCGTGTCTACAAGGAGCAGCACCGTGTCTGGCCCACATACAAAGAACTCACCAATGCCTGCAACATGCGAATTTTGGGAGATGACTGTATTCGGGCCATCACGGGGCTCCCCATCGACTTCAACGAATTGAAGAAGGACGCCTCCCTCATGAACCTGGACCTCACAGCCCCCAAGCAGGAGGGAACTCTTTCCTTCTGTTCCAGGGTCTTCAGCTTTGAGGATGGTATTATCTATCCTCAGTTGAAGGAAGAGTCCGTTATCGGATGCCTGTTCTACTTCACGGAATTAACCACCGTGAAGATCGAGCAGAACATGGCCGTGGCACTCTTCGAAGCTTCACTTCACCCCAAGCCCTTCTTCTTGAAGGTGGCTGCTATGTGCGATATTCTCGCACGTAAGTTCGACATCACTTACAATAGACTCTCGTACGAGGTCTATCGTCTCACTTTCCGTGAGTACGTTGTCGGACTTACTGAATCGCCTGTTTACCAGGGACAGGCAACCCCAAACTCCAGACAATTTTCTGGTAGTCACATTGCTTTATCTCCCGAAGAAGAAGCCGCCATCATGAACCACAAAATCTGGCTTAATGAATACGCTCAGCGTAACGCTCTTGCCGTCCAAAGTGAGGACAGAGCGGTTGACTCCGAGTGGATGAACACTATCACCATCGTTTACCCCGGAGGCCTCAGCATTACTGCCAACGGCAAAGGCCCCACCAAGGCTGAAGCCAAAAACAAATCCGCTACCATCATGTATAATGAGGTTAGCGAGCACGCTCCCATCGAGAGCCAGAAGGCTTTCGACGGGACCGTCACAAAACCGTACCCATACTCAGCTGTTAAGCCAGCTAAGGATGGGTTGAACACTGCCAAGGACTCAAACACCCGAGTCCAATCAATCCTGCCCGCTTTTGCCAAGGTGCAGCAGAATGCTGACACCCCAATTGAGCCGGCAACAATGAACCAAGCCGCGAAATTCCAGGGAGTTTCCTCCCTACCCCACTCGGTTAATCCCCAACCAACTGGCCAGGTCCCAGCCATGACTTCCTCTGGAGAGGATGTCGTGGCTGCGGTCTCTGGAGCCCAGGTCCAAGTTCTTAACCCCATCGGGGCCCCAGACACTTCGACCATGGGAGCCATCCAGTTCGACCTCAAGGACCTGGTATACCAGCAGTTCCTGGATTCCGACACTGAGATTGAGATCAACGCTGACCTCCCGGCTGGAAGCATCATTGCCCAGATCCCGTATGCCCTGGCAAACAACATCTACACCAACCCCTACATCCGAGCTTGGGGTGCGCTTCACGAGCGTTACACTGGTTCCTTCCAGTACCGTTTTACCTTAATTGGTAACCCTCTGTTCTCCGGAGCAGTGGGTATCGCATGGTACCCGAAGCGAATCACTACCAGCACAGCTCCTGTGTCTGAGCTCATGAAGTACGCCTACTCGGCTAAGGGCGTGACAATGCCATGGAACGTGATCCACACCCTCCACGACGCACGTAAGGACAATTTTTACCGTGAAGTTGCAGATGATGCTAACCTGGACGATCGTCCACACTTGGTTCTCTACCTGCACATGTCCTTGCAGAACCCTCTTCAGCCCGGAGTCATCACCCGGGTCAGGATTGCTTCCAAACTCAGCAATGCTGCAGAGCCTAACCCCTTCAGGGCTATGCTCCCAATGATCCCCTCGGAGCCTGGAACCTCCTCTCGGGCCGCCACTTTGTCCTCCCCCACGTCTCTTCAGGAGCTTCTCCCCGGCATGTACAACTTGCCTCTGTGGATTTACACAGATGGTAACAAGGCTGTGGGGACTGTTCCTGGAATAAACAGGAATGAGTTCCAGTTCTACAGGGCGGACAACCAGAGGGGCCATGGCTATTTTCCTGGAGGTCGTATGACCAACGGGGCAGCTAAGGTCCAGACTGTAGCTGAAGCAAACAGTGATGGATGGGCAGTTACTGCGATCCCCAACAGCCACGTCGTCACCACGCTACTCACGCTCCACAATATGTCTCAGACTGAGCTGTCCAAGGTCTTTACCGAACTTGCTGCTCAGGGCATGAGATATGGCGGAGTCAATGGAACCGGACGCCTTAACGCTGTCCAATGGGCTAGTCTGGCAGTTATGCCAATTCCGCCCGCGGCCCAAATCATCCATTCGAGAACAGTCAACACTTCACCCGTGACCATGGAAACAATCGTCACAGGTGGTGTCACTGAATCAGCCATGGAGGGCGTCATCCGCGTGCTTGGATGGCACAAGTACATCACTTCATATGGTGTGCTTGTGTTCGCAGTGACTCAGGTCACACAGACTGCCGGTGCCGTTGCGGCAGCCAAGAGGATGGAGTCGATGTCCGCTATGAAGATGGACGAGCAACTGGCCATTCTGCAGATCGAGGCACAGGTAGGAGCCACATCTCCCAACGTTTCAGAGCTACCAGCTGGTTACAACCTGCTGCAGTTTACTGAAATCCCACCCACAGCCATCGCTGCGGAAGGAATGCGCGTTCCAACTGCCAGCTGCAACAATGATGTTGCACACATCTTCGCTCGTCGGGCAGAGGGGCTTGAAGACACACAGTGTCTCCAGTTCCGTCTGATCGATTTGCGATCCTCCCGGGTTGTTGCCACGGTTCGTTTTCTCCAGGAATATGGAGTTTTCGTCATCAACAACCCACATCTGGATGCTTACAGGGTTATCCCCCAGAGCACCCATGACCTGGCTATCAGCTTGGTCTCCACTGTTGAAAGAACCACGGACTTTCAGCACACCGACACCTCCTTCTTTGTTTCGAGGCAGTCCCCCGCTTCTGTTCTCACTGCTAAGCAGAAAGTTGCAAGCTACAAAACCATCTTCCCCCGGGAGGATGACGTTGTAGAGAATGCAGCTCTTCTAGCTGGTGGTTTGTTGAGTGGAATTGGGGGTGCTCTGGGTCAACATGCTCAGAACAAACAAGAAGAAAAGATGCAAGGCAACAAGTTTGCTCACGACGAAGCCATGCAGAGCAACATGTTCACGTTCAACCGTGAGATGACCCAATCTCAACAGGATTTCCAGAACATGATGCAGCAGAACGTCTTCGGACACAACTTGGAGCTGATGCGCGAAACGCACAAGGAGCATCGTCAAACTGGCGCTATTAATGCAGCCAATGCTCTCACTGCGAGAGGACTGGGTTCTCGTACGTTTGCCCTGACCTCCCCAGTACCCGGGTCATCTATTGCATAATTATAGATGTCACCCTGCGCCGCACTTGCCCGATGTAAGATTTATTCGAAAAGTCATAAATGTGCAGACCATCAACATACACAATATGTTGAGCGAAGAACTATCTCAAAGACAGGATTGGTAGTTTCTTTTATTGGTCAACAATAAATCCTC